CTCCCGTATATAATTCAACTCCGGCGAAGTAATTTTCCGTAACAACTACTGAATACCCCATGCACGTTGCCGTTGCGATAAATCCACCGGTCAAATCAAGCGTCTGGCTTTCAATCAATGTTGTCGATGTCTTGCCACCGATGGAATTTATATTCGCCCAATTTCCTACCTGCTCTAAGTCAACCAGGTACTTCATTCCCACCTTTTTTCTCAAGGCATGATAATCCAAAAGATAAGCGGCGATATCAGGTAATATATCAGCATTATAAATGGTGCATCCACTGTACTTCTTTATATTTTCTGTCTCTCCAGCTTCGATTTTATCCACATGTTTCTCATAAGAAAAAGTGGTATTTGCATATTTAATACCTGTGATCTGGCACTGTCCGGCATCCGGCATGTTAATGATGAGATAATTTGTTTTTACTTCTTTCAGCGTGCCGACACTTGCCGTGATGGACGATGGAAGATATGGACTTGAGAATGTGATCTTGGTATCTCCGGCCGGCAATGTTTTCTTATAAATGTCTGAGTTTTTTTCTTCCAATGCATAGTTTTTCATCTCAATATTCACACCAGAGATATATTTTTCAAGAGATACTTTCGTATTTCCATTAAATTTGCGATCCGTCCCGACAGTGGATTTCACATATCTGTCTGGCTTATAAACCTTGATGGTATCGCTCCGGCTGTCATCTGCTACCGCACCACACGCAAAGCATACCTGTTGCAATGCCTTACGGCACGTCTGGATGGCTAAATAGCCACTTAAAAGTATGTTGCCGACTTCTTCATCAATCGTATATTTTTTGATACCGGCAGTGGCAAATATCGCATTCAGTATCACTTCTGCACGGACATTGTTATATACCTGTCCGTCATAAAATGTATACTTATCTAATAACCCAACTACATCAATCAACTTAAATTTTGCAATATTCTTTGAAAAAGAAAAATCGTCGATAAAGAATGCTCCCATAGGAATCATGTTTCCGTTATTAAACTCTGACAATGTGACTTCCTGCGTTTTCTGCACACTCTTCCATGCTCCGTTTTCGTTTTCTGCGTCAAAGTCATTATTCATATCAACAATTGAAATATCCGCTTCGTTGATAGACAAGGTTGCAGAGGTCACATCAATGTCTTCCTGCACCTTGGCTGTCTGGATCATATCCTTATCCCATACGATATATTTTCCGTATAAAATGTACTGAAGCTTAATATATCTCTGTGGAAAGCTTGTTCTTACAAATTCAATCTCGATTTTTCCGTAATTCTGCACCTGATTATTGCAAACATAAATAAGGCTGTCCGGGTAAAATGTCTCTGTGATTAATTTTGTACCGGAGATTGTATACCATGTGATTTTCAACTCTGCTGGTGGCTCATCTTCAAAATAAAGTGTGATCGCTGCGGACGTGTGCTGCTCTTGGAACGTGACTGTAATCTTAGGATCTGTTTCAAAAGTACAATCTTCCTTCGATAACGCATCATTCCAAAATGCAATGTCTTTCGGATTTTCCGTCAATACGCTTTTACTTCCATCTAGCACAAATTGGTTCAGTTCAAAAGTCCCATAACTTTTCTGTTCCGTCTGTTCTGCAAATAACTCTATTGAACCTATGCCCTGGTTATCATCTGTCGTGACCGAAGCATCCGCAAGTGCGGTAACATCTATAAATTTCATTTCTGCCCTGCAATATGTTCTCATAAATGCCCCCTTACGGTGTCTTAAATGGTTTTTTACTCGTCATTTTCCAAGACAAGCCTTTATATTTCGCTCCGTTGTCAAATACCTTTTCTACTTCATCTTTAATTGATGAAAAATACCCATAGAAATCAAACTGCTTGCTTGCATCCGGTAAAGATACATGATGGAATCTGTTATCGCAATCCGTGATATGATCTATCAGCCTGTCATACATTTCTGCATCATCGATTGTTCCGATGGAAATTGTATAATTCTTATACAGTCCGATGCTCTCGATTTTAATGTCGCCGTCCTCTGTCCTCTCTGCATACTTTTCCAGAAAGTCCAGTGTCCTCTGGATAGACACCAGAGGGATATTATATGTAATTCCATCAATGATAAGTCCTTGCGTGTACTTATGTTTCATCTTATCCCTCCGCTATCCCAAGTCTTATTTCTTCATCCTGCAAATATGGCAGATTGATTCTTGCGAACTCTTTACCATCCACCGCCAGTACTACTGTCTTTGCACCGCTGTAGTCCGGCATTTTGCTTGCAAGCTTCGATGCAAGGTCGTCCATCCAGCCTGTATTATTTTCAAGTGGCAGGACAGCTTCTCTTCCGGCTTCTCCGATTTTTGCGATTGTTGCTCCGGTTGTTATTCCTCCGTTAGCTAAATAAGGTATGTTAATAGGTTGGATTTTTTGTAAATTAAATCCTCCGAATTGTTTTCCTCCTAATACAGGTACCCAATCAGGAACAGTAAAACTAATTTTGTTAATTGCTTCTATGGAAGCATTTATAACACCGCATATAGCATTGTATACAGTGTTTAGAGCGCCTATCAGTAGATTGACCGATGCTTTCAAACTTCCCACTATAACATCCCAAACACCAATAAAAAATTTTTTTATGCCATTCCACGCCATCTTCCAGTCACCTGTGAAGACACCTTTTAAAAATGTGGTGATGCCGGAAAATATATTTTTTACTCCTTCACCGATCTGTGTGAAGTTTGCAAGCATTGTCATTCCCCATTCTTTTATGGGTTCCCATACGGTTTGTTTAAAATTTTCCCAATCCGCTGCTATTATAAGCACTAAACCTGCTATCAATGCTGCTATAGCTGCAACTACTGCACCAACGATACCTACCAATGCAAGAAAAACACCAGAAACAATTAATATTCCATTTTTTAGATTTACTCCATTATTTATCAAATCCGCAATTCCTGCTGATATTAAAAGGATTCCAGCAACTACACTGGCTGCAACTGCTCCAAATGCCATAAACGTTCCGACTACCAAGCCAAAAGCAGAAACTAATAATAAGCACGTATTTTGTGCATTTAATCCGTTTTCTCTTATGTCATTAAGTGCAGTTATTAATCCTGCAATAGAAATGACTATCAGAGCAATACCGGCTACCATCGGGCCAAATAAAGCATATAATCCACCGACTGCAAGAGAAGTACCAACGATATAGCCTATTAAATTCTCCCAATCAACACCATTCTTCCACATGTCGAACAGGCTATATATAGTCAATGCAAATCCTGCAATAACAACAAGCCATGAAACAATTGTTCCAAGAATTGAACTCATTGCCAATAAATCTGTCAGAAAACTAGCAATTTTCCATGTCAATAAAGCAGCTGCAATCGCTAAGACAATTGGAAGTATTGCTTCAAATAATTTTTTTACATTTTTTACCCACTCAAAATCCTTTTGGGTTAATGGTACTTCTTCATAGCCGCTACCAGATGCTCCAGATGAGCCACCACTACCGCTTCCAGAATCATTTTTCTGCAATACATTCAAGTCATCAAAAGCCGCCAATGCTCCAGCTGCTTTTTTGGCAGAACCGGCTGTTTTATCAAGAGATGCCGCATAGTCTACCTGCTGCTTCTTTGCCTTTGTCCAAGTGCTTTTTCCGCTTATAGCTGCAATAAATCTATTCATAGCATTAATGGCATTTGTAAGCCATGTGCATAAGGTTACGATTGCTGGTGTCAATGCAGATATGATAGGTGCTGTCAATGCTCCAATAGAATTTTTCAATGTAGCCGATGCACTTGCCATTTCAGACATTTTTCCATTAAATTCAGAAGAATACTTCGCCATGTTCTGTATACCTTCTGTAAATGCCTTGGATATGGTCTGAGATACTTGCATAACCACACCGAATATTGCAAAACTAATTACGGTCTGCTTTATTCGTTTCGCCATGTCAGATATTAAGCCAGATGATTTTTTTGCTGATTTTCCTACTTTTTCAATGTCTTTCGCACCAGCACCAATAGATTTCTCATTGACAACGGTTTCTCTCATCTTCTGATTTAATACGTTTTGCTGATCTGTGATGCTAGCAAGCTTGTCAGAAAGTTTTTTGTATTCTTCGGTTTTTGTAGGGTCGGAATATGCTTTTCCGGAACTTTCGAGTTCCCTCATCTGTGCCTTGACGTTTGCAGCTTCTTTCCCCGTTTCTGCCATTTTGTTCTTGAGGTCTACCCATTTTGAGGAAAGCGTTTTATCCGATCCTGTTTGCTCCATGTCTTTTATTTCGCCGCGAACGTACGCAATCGATTTAGATAAATCTTCTACATCATATTGCATTGCTTTGTATGTCCGGCTCTTTTTGTTTCCTCCGGTAGCAAGGAATTTTTCCTGCCTGTTTTGCAATTGCGACAACTTGGATCGCAATTCTTCCAATTGCTTTGTTGCTTCTTTATACTGCTTTGATGGCGTATATTTTTCTGTTTCTTTCAGTTTTTCTGAAAGGTTCTGACCTTTTGATACTAAACTATCAAACTGTTTTCCTAAGTTCTTATATTCTTCGGTTGGGATTTTTGCTTTTGCAAGCTCTCTCATTTTTTCAGATACATTGTTAGCTTCACGTGCAAGCTTCTGAAACTGTGATTCCATCTGCATGAGCTTACTTGATGCTTCTCCATTTTCAATCAACGTTTTTATTCTGATTTCGCCATCATATTCAGCCATGCTAAAACCCTCATTTCTTAAACTGTTTCAATGCTTCCTGTTCTGTTTCTTTCTGCTTTCTTATTTCTTCCATCATGCGATCGTAATCGTCTATCTTTTCTTTTTCTTCGCTGGTATACTCTTTTTCTGACTGTTCCAAAGCATACATATTTTGTGCGTTTCTGATTGCATCTTTTTCCTTGGAACTCATGTTCTTTTCAATCTTCTTCTGTCGAATCTCAATTACCTCCATGAGAGAAGATAATCTTCTTGGCATATTCCAGATCAAGCCATTAAATTTCCACCAGTGCATATCTGCTACGGACAAATCAATACCGTATATCTGCAAAAAATCTGCATATATTCTCCATTGATCTACATCATAGTCAATAAAACGCTTTGTATTTTTGCTACTGCCGGTATTGTCGTGATACCATCCGTTTAAATACCAAGAAATACATTCATTTAACTCATGGTGCTGTGGATGGTCTCTAAGTTCTCCGTATTCATCAGAGAACATAAGATAAAGAATAGAAGTTGTTTTCTCGTACTCATTCATTTCTTTGTCATATTGCAAAATATAAATCTGCATACCTATGCGGAAATCGGTATTTACTTTGTATCCGTTCCATTCAGTAGGCAAATTGTCCAGCATGACATTGTTCATTATTTTGCCCCACGTCTTCTTACATTGTATCTGTTCTGCACCTGTTCAAAACGTTTATTGAAAAGCTTATTCATAACAGGGATAACCTGCTCTACAAACTCCACGATTGCAAGTTCATCCGGGACAATATCTCCGTAAATCTGTTTCATGGCATCTTCGCCAAACAACCCATCTATACTTTCCGTAATCTGCTTAAGATATTTTACACGAATGCTGTTCAGTTCTAATGCTGCATCCACATTCATATCATCCACATTCATATCGTCTTTGTGGTTATTTCTCCATTCGGCGGCTTCTTTTTCACAGTTCTGAGATATATTATTTAATTTATCAATTACACCTGCAAACTTCTTAGCTGTGTCTGCATTCGCTGTATCTACTGTTATAACTGTAATAAGATCTCCGTCTTCGTCTTTTATTGCAATTTTTTTTATGCCACTGCTTAATTTAATTTCTTCCATTTTTAACATCCTTTCCTAATGTGGGACACCAAGGAAAGGCAGGCATCCCACATATGCTAATTTTTAATTAACACCTATGCAATTGGGTAATCTTCATCCAAAGCCAAAGCACTTACTTTAGGTGCCCATGTGAACGATCCATCACCAGCAATAGTGATTGTTCCAAGTTCTACATCTCCATTTCCATTAATCTGGACTGTAGACTTTAAAATATCACCACCTGCTCCACCAGTGCTTGATGCACATACAGTTACTGGGACACGGATACAATCTCCGGATCCGCTTGTAATATCAGCTTTAAAGAAGCGATAATAATATGTCTCGCACTGATCTCCTGTTGGAAGTTTTTTAAAAACATCATTAAACACTGTCTGCATTTCATCTGACAAATGTTCTCTTTCTGGAGACATTGAAAATGCATACCCTTTTACAGAGTTGCTTGCATTTTTCATGTTTACGTACTGTGTGCTTTCTGTGTTAGGTCCCCAGTCTTCAGAAAGCTCTGTGAAACCGTCACCCATTTCAGCAAGCTTTTCAGTTGACCCACCCATAAGGCTTCCAATATCCAAAAGTGAGACCATGTTAGTTCTGTCTTTTGCCATGAGTATTCCTCCTATTTTTTATAAAAATATTTAAGCTGCATATTAATTGCTAATTCTGTTGTTTTCCCATCTGCTGTACCGCAAAATACATCTGATGTGCGGTTGATTTGTTCTACAACAAAATTTTTATCTTTTAATGTAAATTCTCCACTTTCAAGGAACTTTGCAATATTTTCAAGCAGATTGCTTGCTGCAATATTATCCTTGTTTGTTGTTGGATTGCTTTTGTATACGATCTGGAACGTCATTTGTCCGACATAAGAACCGCTGACATATTTTTTCAAATAAACAGGATCCTGCGCCGGAAAAACTCCAATAGACTGAGTATCTTTTACGCTGTTCCATAAGATTGTTGAATTTGATGGTTTGAAACCGGGCGGAAAATTTGGATAACTATTTATCATATCAAGAATAGCTCTTTGCGCCGTCTCTGCATCTGATACAAGCATTATTTTTGGCTTTTCATCCAAATCATTTACCTCCAATCTCAAACCTTGGTATAAGGCTGTAAACACCGATAGTATTCACTTTGTAGCAATTCCCTTTTTCATTTACCATGTACTGGAAGAATTTACCCGGATAATCGTCTGAATTAATTAATCCAACCGGCAATTCCCTATCAATGAGAAGTTCATCTTTTTTTGCAATCACTACGAAGTCAAAATCATTACTTCTTAAAGTGAAATGCTTTAGCTTTTCTTCTTCGCTCATGTTTTCCCAGTCTGGCGGATTAGCATAATTCAATGTGCCATTGTTCGGGATTTTTACAAGAAAACTATCTGCATCTTTCATTCCAGATTTGCTTATGTTCTCTGCCTGTGTAAGCTCGATTCTTACATTTTCAAATAGAGTACCGAAATAATATTCAGCTTCTAAAGTGTCGTTGTAATGCCTGTTATATAAAACCACAGCATCTTTATATCCGATTCCCATAAGCTAAACTCCCATGTACAAAAGGTTTTCATGCCTTGAATCAACCATTCCGGTTAGGTAATTTGATGCAATATCGTAGCACTTACTATTAAGTGCCATTTCTGATTTTGCAAGCTCTACCAATGTCGAAGAAGATGCTCCGGCATCATAAGATACTGATTCACTTCCAGAAGTCATGCTCTTAATCATTTTCCCTTTTACAGTTCCGTCAGTATTTGCAATAACACCAAAGTTATTAACTGCCGCAGAGTACTCAGATACATTCTTTAGCAATTCAGCTATTTCGCAGGTGCAATCTTTGATGTTATCCCACCACACATCTTCTGATTCTGGCTGAGGATAAAACAAAATCCTGTTTGATGTGATCGCATTGATTTTTCTTTCTGCTTTTCTTTCATATGGAGCAAAGTCTTTTTCGTTTTCGAACAAACTTCCACCATATTTAGTTTGGTAATATTCAAAATCTACATATGACATTGCTCCACACTCCTTATTGCTGTGATAAGATTTCGCTGATAATATCAGCTTTCTTTGTTGCGGTCAGTGAATACCCTTTACTCTCTGCCAGTGCTTTAATTTCTGCAACTGTAAGAGAATTTAAGTATTCTTCCGTGAGTTCCCCACTAGCATTTACCGCCTGTGTAGTGGGATTTATTCCCCCGGTGTGATTGAAACGTTAGCTACTGCGTCAATGTACTCTGCGAAAAGTACAAATCCTAACATTGCATAAGTTACGCTGGTTGCGCAATCGTAATCGCCTTTTACCTTAAATCCGATAAGGTTTGTTTCTCCGCTGACTGTGTAAGAAAGACCGGCCTTCTTAAAATCTGCGTCAGATGGATCTACATAATAAGCAACAATGTTGTTTACAGCTGTTGCCAGAATTTTTCCAGCTGGGATTTCGTTGTCAGAGCAAAGGAACATAACGTCTGCTCCGAGGAATCCCTTGATATAGTTAAGTCCGAAGGCTGTCTGCAAAGTAATGTTTGAATCTCCAAGATAATCATAGAAATCCATAATATTTACAAAAACTGCAACTCCTGTAGCAGTTCTGTGCATTGACTTGAATTTATTCTTGACAGATCCAATAGATTTAGCTACCGCCATCTGAAATGTTTTTGCAGTGTTTGTAAGTGTACCAGTTTTCAGATAGTTGTAGAATTTTGTTGTAATTCCATCCTGCAGGTCTGTCTGGAACTCTTCGTCTGTCATTTCACAAGCTACTTCATATCCATGATCCTCGATAGCTTCGATCGAAACTTCTTTTGCATATTTTCCAAGAGTAATCTCTGAATAAGGTTTCTCTTTTACCGTGTAATGTGTTCTTGGAATCACATCACCTTCTGCTACAGTTTCACTCGCCAACGTTCCTTCTACATATTTGCTTTTAAGAACAGTTCCTGGCTGTTTTCTAATTGCTCTTGAAATTCCAAGGATTTCTCTTAAAGCTTCCCAGTTTCTTTCAAAAGATGTAACAAAATCAATTTCCCTTGCCGTTACATCAATGTCTCCTGTTTTAATCAGTCCTTCGTTTGCTGCAAAGAACTGCAAATTTGTGTTCATCGTTAATCTGTTTTTGTTCATATAAAACTCCTTTACTGTTGGAATAAAGAAATGTTTTCGGCAATTGCTTTCTGACGTTCTGATCTATCTTTGATAGATAAAATGCTCTCTCTTGTTGTAGGCTTATCACCACCGGAATTGTTTTCATTCGGTTTTGTAAAATACGCCTTTGGATTCTGCTTATTTACAAATGCATTTGCATCTGTCTTTTTAGCTTCCTCAATAAGATCACTGAACCCTATCAGCTTTCCATTTTTCACGCTTACGCTTTCGGAAATGTCTTCCATAATGGCTTTCTTTGCAGATTCAGAAGTAAACTCGATTTCCGCAAATGCTTCTTTCAAAAGTTCATCCTTCTCATGCTCTGCGATTTTGGCTTCGTAATCTTTTTTGGAATCCTCCGCCTGTCTCTTCCAGTCATCACGCTCTTTTAAAATGTCTTCCGGGCTTTTTCCATCCAATCCCTCAAGCATCTTCTCTGCTGATTCTGCTCGGGTTTTCCACTGTTCAGATTCTGATGAGGCCTTATTAACCTTGTCTTCCATTTCTTTCTTGGAATACAGCTCTTCACCCATACTCTTTTTAAGAGATTCTTTCTGTTCGTCTGAAACTTCAATTCCGAGTTTCTTTAATTCATTTACTACGTTTACCATGTTTCTACCTCTTTCTTTCCAAGTTGTTACTCCGGTCAGTCCGGCACGAATGAGTTGCTATTTACTCCATAGCTGGCAATTGGGAATGAAGGAATCGAACCCTCGACAACCCGGATATACGCCGTGTCTTCTTCCACTGAATTAATTCCCAAAAATAAAAAAGCACGCCCAAAATAGGACGTGCCATGCATCATCCCATAACTATTCTAGGTTAGCGAACAGAATCCATTTTTCTGTCCGGTACTTTTAATATTCTTTTCAATATATATTTTAACCTATTTTAAACAACTTTTTGTACCATTTTAAAAAGGGCAGATTTCTCCACCCCTTTTTGCTATTTCCCACCGAAATACCTTCTAAGTACTTCTTTTTCTTCTTCCACAATGCAATCCTTTCTTAATCTGTTGCACTGGTCGTATATATACTTTCCGTACTCTTCTAATTTGGCTATCATTGCATTTTTATTTTCCAATGTAGGATTTTTAATGTATTCTTTTTTAAGCCCTATATAGTCCTCATACTGCTTTATAACATCCATTTTCAATTACCCCATTCAAAATATCATCTGCTATACCAACGACTTCTTTTCCATAAAGAGACAGAAAATCCGCTACGATTTCCTCTACATCTATTGGAATTTGGCAGTCATATGAAAACGAAGCGCAGTGTACCAACTCATGAGATAGAACTCGCTCTAACAGACTTCCGCTTAATGAATTTGACAAATAAACCTTTCGTGTGTTCCAATCTGTAACACCAAGTGTAATTGTTCCATCTGAACGCATCAAGCATTCACTATTAGGATTTACATATAAAATATTCCATTCAACATCATTGATTTTAAACACTGCGCTCACCTCTTAGATTTTCTGTAACATCATCTGTAATTCATTTCTCCACATCTGCTTTTCTTCCGGGGCTGCATCTGATGTCATTTCAGTAATATCCATCTGCATATCTCGCAAGTAATCTTTTCTTGCTTTTGCACGCTCTTTTTTATCTTCTTCTGAATTGCCATGATGGTTTTCTCTGGTTTCCATATAAGTACGTCTGGAAATACCGGCTTTTCCCTCTCTGGAATCCCTCGGATATGATCTGTCTCCCATCATTCCGGTATCTGTATACATCCTTTTCAGGTCTTTCTTATCCATGTCTCTCATGTGCTCTGCATCTTCGTAATCATCCGGGTACATGTGATAATATGGGGGTTCATCATATCCTCTTCGTTTTCCTCTGCCTTTCGGTGCAAATCTTCCATTAGCATAACGATACTGATCATAATATCTTCGGTCATCCCCATACTCTAAAAGCTTCTCCATGATATCTGCTTCGTCCGCTTCGTTCATTGCCTTAGTAATTGTGGCATAATACTCTGCTTCTGACAGATCCTTTATCATGTCGATCACTTCTCCCATTTCTTCTGTGTTGACATTCTCAATCCCTTTTTCAATCTCACATAAGGATTTTTCAGCAAGGCATTCAAGCATTTTATGAATTCTTTCAATATGCATATACTAAGCCTCCCTTACTACGATTAAATTACTGTTCTGTACCTCGATAGTCTGTCCAGATGTATTCTGAACCGCTATTGTGCTGCAACATCCACAAGGAACATCTACATAAACCTGTGCAGATACATTGAACATGTTTTCTACTGCCGCAGGTGTCACGATCATTCTTGTAGACTGTAAAGGTTCTCCGTCAATTGCGATTGCAAGAGAAATAGCTTCCACCGTTCCACCGGTTGGAATCTGGATATTTCCACTATAAGATACAAGAAATCTGGCTTTGCACTGGTTTGTGATTCCTCTTAATTTAACTACTCCGCTTCCCTGTCTGTGAACGATACATTTTGTTCCGCAAACCGGTGTCTCAGTAAATGCGACATCTTCTCCTTGCAGGACAGTCTGTAAAGCATTGGCTGTAAATTCTGACATAATATTTTCCTCTCTTTCAAAAATATAAGGGCAAACATTGAAGTCTGCCCTTTGTGTTTAAGTAATACTGCTATGCAGACATAATCTTGTCGATTAAGATACTTTAATTATTCAGTTGTAATTAACATCCGCATCCATTGTTACAACCGCATCCATACGGAATGTATGTGTTCGGGTTTGGCACCTGGTATGCTGGGATTGGTGATGGATTAACAGCGTTGATAATATGATTTGTCTGTGCTGTCATAGCGGTAGTCAGAAGTGCGTTCTGTCTATCCTGTGATGCTGCAAGTCTCAAATCATTATTTTCTGCCTGCAACGTTGCGATCTTATCCTGGCATAAGTAGTCAAGTATCGCTCTTGTTCCGGCATTCTGGCTGTCGATAATATCTCTCGTGTTGTTGTTCATGGTGTTCTGTAATGCGCAAGTGTTCTGCGCCATGTTGAAGTTTACACCCTGGATAGCTTCACGAGTTTCGCAGCAACAATTTGCAAGCTGAGACTGAATAGCATTTGCATTCTGCATTCCTGCTACTGTGTCCGCATTAATTGCCTGCTGAATGGTGTTAAAACCTGTCAGCATTCCGTTGTTTACTGCATAAAAGCCATCACAAAGACCATTTGTAATGCCATCAAGTTTACTCATGACTGCTGAATTGTCAAATCCTCTCTGGATATCAGCCTGTGTAGCCGCAGTTGCGGTATAACCGCCACCACCATTACCACCGAATCCATAACCGCCCCATCCACCGAATAAGGCAAAGAGGATAATGAGAACCCACCAACCACCATCGCCCCATGCACCATCATTACGGTTTCCACCAGTAACGGCGGCAATGTCCGCTAAACTTGGAGATGAATTAAACATATGTGTTCCTCCTAATAAAATTTATTTATACATAATCTTGCAAGAATAGTATCAATGTTTAAACTGGCTCATGATTTCTTCCGGGTTAAGACCTTTTTCTTTGCACAAATTTCTGGCAAGCTGTTCCAGCCCTTTACTGTCTCCACGGTTCATCATGTCGAATGTATTTTTCATGATCGGATTATTTGAAAATTGAGAGTTGCTCATCATTTGACTTAATATCATCTTAGGGTTTCCACCGCACTGGATCATCTGCATTAAATTCATTCAGAATCGCTCTCTTTCTTTGCTCTGGTAGTCCTCTGGGACTGAGTTATTTTAGCTTCTATCTGGTCTAATCGCTCCATTATCGGGGCAAACAATGTTGCCGTGTCTTCTTTCGGTAATTCGTTCTGCTTTCCGTCTAACTGCGGTTTATATGTCACTGTCTGAATAAGACCATTAGCACTCCACGATTTTATATAAACTTCTGATCCATCTGCTTTCGGGAAAATGGCAAATGGTGCATTCATGGGAACATCATTCGCTGTGACTTCCTCAACAGAATTAACCATTCTTCCACAAAGTCCAGCTTGTTGCGGCATGATCTGTTGTGGGAATTGCTGTTGAATCTGCTGTGGCTGTTGATATTGAGGATAAGAATACTGGTTATATCTCTGATACTCGTACATAATAAACCTCTCTTTCTATCTTCATTTTATTATTAACAACACAATTGAACCACCCCAGTAAAACCCCATTAAAAGGACACAAAAAAGACACCCTTAACGGATGCCTTTAATGAGGAGAAAGTTATGTGAAATGTTGTCCAGTTACCTTAAGAATTTTATGTTGCATTTTTACGTTAATACGTCCGGCTGTCTTAGTCGAAACATGCATAATTTCTGCACATTCTTCCAGAGACTTTTCTTTCTTTCGTAAATCAAAGAGCGTTTCTTCTGTCGGTGTGAAATCACACAATTCTTTTATATGCTCTTTTTCTTCTTTGGTAAAGCACGTAACAATGTTTTTCATTTGCTTTACCTCATTTGGGGGAGTTTCCGGCTATGACGGTGAGTTGTTATCTCGCTTGAGTTCCACTGCATTAATTAAAGAAAGGTGGATAACCAAGTATGTATGGTTAACACGTTATTATAATAACATATTATTCCACTTTCGTTGTACCATTTTTTTCGATTTTATTTTTATAAGCCGTTGCTCGTCCATTTGCAATCGCAGACTGTTTTTTACTAAATCCAGAAACCTTCGTTCTATCGCCTTGCAATTGAAGATCATTATTCTTACAGAATAATTGAAGCCTTTTATTCTGCATTCGCAGTTTATATGCCAGTTTATCATATTGAGGTTGCAAGATCTCTTTTACATCTGTTTCGGCAATCATATCAAGTTCCTGTTTCTTAGCCATAATTTCACGCTTTGTTTTACGAATTTCTCTTTCAAGTAATCTCTGCTTCTGCTGCAAATCATAAAGTTTTTGACTTTCATCTGCATTTATATTCACATTTCCGTTTTCATCAAGGTACTTATTTACCATGTCTTTTCGCCACGGACCATGTGAATGTCTGCAATTATATCCGTGAAGTCCTAAGAGATTTACAACAGTTCCCGTCCCGGTTTTAGGGTCTATGGTATAACCTGTGCTTTCAAGAAGATTCGGAAATCCCGGTTCGCTCCCAATTATTTTATATGCCTTGCCTTGCCAGTGATCGTGAGATGGAATACCTGTTGGATTCTTTTTATCATATCTGGCACCTGGATGCGCTGATACTAGAACATACTCTATTTTATTTTGTGCAATATAAATGTTCGTCACTTGTGCCGCAGTCTGATTCATAGATGTGACAATGCAACACCTCACTGCCGCTTCAAGAGAACGCTTCGTTCCAGTAGGGTATTCTACCATAACACCAGATTCCGCATATCTATCCAGAACTTCGCAGACTGCACTGCTGTAAGACTGCATTCCAGATGCAACTCTGTAATCAACCTCATTCAGCATGTTGAGCAAGTCTTTCTGTGTCTGGTTAATGGTTGTCTTTGTCAAATTATCAAGTTCACCGGATGTCTTTATTAACTCTGCATTCATTGCCAGAATTGCCATATTATTTTTTAGCGGAGATATAATATCTGATGCTGATATCTGCATTAAGACTTCCTTATCATCTGAGAATGATGTCATAACACTATCCCTTAACAATCTGCGAACCTCATTTCTCGATTTTCCAGATATTTCAGATATTCTTTTTACGATTTCCGCATTATGCAATCCCATCTGTTGGAGCTTCCACAGTTCTCGATCAGCTGTTCCGGACAGCTCCCCGGCTTTCACTAATCGCATTGCAATATCTGATATAATCCAGTCTTCAAGATCTTGGTACATTTCAACCAGTTTATCAGTTTTTCCGTAAAAATAATCCGGTCTAAGCATTATCCTTTTCCAACCTCTCTTTTAACAAGATCTATCCACTGCTTACCGTGATTTTTTTTTGCAGTTTCAAACCATCGTTTACCTGTTCCCGGTGTGTTATATTTTAATTCTGTTCCTGTCGGATACTTCTTTTCTCCACGATTCGCCCATGATCTACCGTCTGCCGTCAAATAAAGTTCCCCTACATACTGATAATGCGCATACGGTGTGTCTACTGTAATTAATCCGGGTTCTTTTATCTGAGTCTTATTTCTCAGGTCGCCCTGCTGCATAGGTGTGTATTTTCTCATGTCATTTACAACCTGTTCATCAAGGACATTCTGAGCATTTCTCAAATTTTCATCCATTCGCTTTGTATCAAGCTTAATATTAAAGCTTCCAATGACTTTATTATATTTTATATTAACGCATCCCTCTCTATTACTTATCTAAATAAAACTTAATCGTCTCTATCACAGTCTTTTCCTGCAACTTTACCTGAACCATCTCCGGCGGTTCAGGTTCCGGGATAATATATCCACCTTTTAAAATACCATTTATAGAAAGTTTCGGTATCCCTTGAATTATTTTACTCCTCTCCAAATAGACCACCGCTGTTCCTTTCCGCATCTTCCTGCGCTCTCTCTGCAAACATGGCATCTACTTCATCATCATTAAATCCCTCATATTCTTTAAGGTATTTACGCTTAGAATAAATACCTTGAATCATTAAATTATATGCTCTTGATCTGTCCTGTTCGAAGCTTGCAAGCAAATCTTTAAAATAAAATATATCTTCGTCCGGTACATCATCATCCAGTGCATCCACATAACCGGCAGGGATTCCGTAAAGGTCGCAGAATACATTGATTGCATAAATGAGATTTTTTAATGCTGTCTTTATGCATTTCCGGATGTCGTTAATCGTCTCTACCGTTTCATTATCGTCACTTTCAACCTGTGTTGCTGTCAATCTTCCAGATTTTCTGTCAAGGATAAACTGCCCTTGTGAGAATCCGCATTTTGTCGAGATCATAGAAAGAACACTGTTAATGTCTGTGATTCTGTCAGAAGTGAGCATGGTCGGTACATGTTCATCAATCGTACTTTTTGAATCCAGCCCCAATTTCAATCCTTTAACGAACCGAGGAAGCTCTACTGTTGAGGCACGGATGCCGCCTTTTCCCTGTTTTGTCAGCGCATTCTCATCAATGAAAGTAATGTGCTGTGAATCCTCAACCTCATTTCCCTTTTTACTCCAGGCGATATCAAGATCTCTAAGCTCCATAAGTGCATTTGAGAAAATCGAGACACCTTCAGGAGATGAGTAGTCGATCGTATTGTTGAATGGGGTTTTCAAATAGGCGAACAGTGGCTTTTCTACGTTCATAATGTGAACAACTTCATCGATTGAAGACCACTCTGGAACGTCATGCAGTTCTATCTTTTTACCAAGTGAGTTACTGCTATTTGACTTGAACGCTTTGTTCTGGATCTCGTACACGTTCATCTCTTCACCCTCTTTATTTTTTGAGGTCGTGAAATGATGGTATTCAAGCCGGTAGTAGTACACTTTATCTTTTAAAAGTCGATTAATAAAAATGCATCCTCTTATATCTCCGTTGCTGGTCTTTTCTGTGATTGCGAAATCCCACGGCATAACATAATCTATCATGTTGTCTGGATTCAATGAACCGTTTGGTTTTAAAATTATACCACCAACTCCGAGCATATCTTCGACTTTGTCTCTGATAGAAGTGTCAACCATTGCCCTGATGCACTTATTAATAAAATCTGCTCTTTCTGAACCTGTTATGCTAACTGATAAATCCATGCAAGATTTCTTTGCTGTGTACTGGCAGAGAAATTTTGCAAAATTGATTGTACGGATGTCATTGTTTTTCGGATCCACCCAGAAAGGGCTTCCCTTAATTATGTCGTTCCATCTCTGCTGTGAGTTTTCAATCTCCGGAGAAGTGATAAACTCGACATTAAATTCTTTCTCAGCATCTGTTCTAAAAAACTTCATGATCGTCTCCCTTATTTTTTCAAAAAAATTCATTTTTTAATCCTCATAATCGTCGCTGTCTTCTTCTTCCTCATCATCATAAAGACCGTCATTTCTTCGGCTGGTCATGATAATCCTGTTTAATGCATAAATGTTTGCCATGATCGTATCTTCTTCTAAGGTCGGGTATGCATCCGAAAATGAACCATCTGGAAGCTGCTCATGTTCTGCTTTTACAAACTCTTTTTCTGTATTCGGGCAGCGCTCCGGATCAATCACGATCTTATTACATCGCTGCAACCACTCCCAGCAGTAATCCCTGCCTTTTCCGCTTCCCCATCTTTTCTTTGCCCCGATCGCATTGAATCCCCAGTCCTGCATTTCTGCTATTCCGTCCGGTCTGGCAGAATCGCATATAATTTCTACATTCATAAACTTCTTTATCTTTCTGGCAAAGGTAGAATTTTTACATTTTTTAGAATACACTTCTCCAAAAATATAAAGAGTATCCGTCTCGTAATCGTAATAGTTTTGGCTAAAAACCTGTGGGTGAGTATATCCGAAGTCCAAGCCGTGGTTTACTGTATCGAATGTCATTAACTCTTCATCCGATATTTTTCGTATTTCTAAATTATCAAAGATTCCGCCTCCCGTTCCAGTGACTTCTCCGAGATAATTATTTTTATAATATAATGGTTTATGAATCCTGAACCATTCCGCACGCTCGAAGAATCGCTTTCCAAGCCATTTTACCGGGACATTATAATAATAACTGTGGCAAATCCGTGTCTGTGGCTTATTTTTACACTCTTCAGTGTACTCATTCATAAAGTTATTTTTTGACTTCGGAGGATTGAAGATTTTTATGTCAAGTGCAGGTGTATCTGCTCGCAGGAAAGTATCTTCAATGTTATCCATCTGCTCCACACCTGCCATCTCGTCGCACTCTTCATGAATTAAAAGCTTTACATAGCCAAAAGGTACGTTGAACGATTTCAAACTGATCGGCTTATCTGCTCCGGCAAACATGACCATTTGCCCGGTTGGTTTATACACCGCACACATCGGAGACTGCTTAAAGTCCCAGTTATCCAGATCATTACACCGTATCACCACCTTCATAAACTGATTGTAAACAGATCCGCGCAAGTCAACCTTATATCGTCTGGTGTATACGATATGCGCCTGGGGATCCTGCCGAATGGTTTCGTATGCCAAATCTCCCCAAAAGTTCGATTTTATGGAACCACGACCGCCCTTGGATATGATTTCATGAACGTCTATCTCTCCGGCAAAGGCTTCGTGTACTGTCCTGTAAATCTCCACAAAGTCGGATGTGATGTCTGTGATCGGGATCGTCCAGAGTGCTGCCTTCTCGCGTTTTTCCTTTTCCTCTCGCTCGATCTTCTGCTTTTCTGCTATGGTCAGTGCTTTTTCCAAACCATCCATAGCCTTAAGCTGATCCGAGAAATCCGGGGAGAATCCGAGACCGTCCACAACTTCGCCCTTTGCGATTTTACTTCTGCGCTCTTGGATTTCCGCTAGCGACATGATATCCCGGTGCTGTTCTTTCTCAATTTGCTCCATTTTTTCCGCTATATATTCTGTAATGACAGTTTTTGACAGTAGTTTTTGTGCGCTTCTATTTGCTCCATTCTCACTATAGCCAGCGCTTATGTATGCCTGTGTGGCATTCCCACCATTTTTTATCCACTCGTCTGCAAATGCCTTCCATTTCGGTGTGAGTTCTCCCTTCATCCGCTCACCGCCTTATAAATATCAATCAAACAGAATATTACTTCCGGGATAGATGCCGTTTTAAGAATCTCATAATCTTCTGTTTTCCATTCTTGTCTATTTTTCTTAAAGGTGCACACTGGTGTGAGGATTCTGTAAATTGTGATCATGCGCTTCTGGTCGTCGCTATAAAATTGATTTTGGTTTATTTTTATGATCAATCCGCACTGTACAATCGCAGTTTGTAACTTTTTCACTTTTCCTTTTAAATTTGCCAAGTCGCACACCTCCCATCATTTTACTTATAATTTTATTATAAGATATTTTTTAACTGTTTTTGTTCCATTTTTAGGCATAAAAAAACGGCTATATTTCAAGCCGTTCTCTTATTATTTTACTGGTCAATTTCTGGAAGGAACTCTCCTAAATAAAGCTCTTCACGCATAAAATCATAAACTTTCTGAATTGTGTAATAACCATGTACAATTTTACGCTAAAAATCCGCCTTAGGAAATTCTAATTGTTTACCATTATTAACACTGTTTTTTATCTCTGTATTCTTTCTGCTCGTTTAACAATTTATCAATGTTAACGTTTCTACCGCGTTTTATCTCTGCCTGGTATTCTTTAATCTGTTTATTTTTCTTACGGCAATATTCAGAACATGCGTTAGTTGGCTTAGAACTTGAAAACGTGCATCCGCAATATACGCAGATTTTCCGCTTTTCTTTTCGACGTTCTGTTTTTTTTATATCTTGTCCAGATGTCTTACTGTATCCTTTTTTATGTTCCCGCTGCCATTCTAGCACTGCTTTATGCTGGCATTTTTCAGAACAGTATTTTTGCCTTCCGGAATTGACAATATATTCAGCTCCGCACAATTCGCACTTATCAATGCTTCCAATCGGTCTAGCTGCTCCTCCCCTCTTTCTGGCTCTTTCGTTCGCTTCCGTCTGTCTGATCCTGCGACAATTCGCGCAATAGAACGCACGCGGACCGCCTATAAATTCTACTCCGCACATCTTGCATTTGCGCATCCGCAAAACATCGCTTTTTATTGCTTTCGAACATTCGTCACAGTACATTTTATCCGTTCCACCAGAAAAAACCTTTCCACATTTTCGACAAGGCTTTCTCGTTCTATTTTTCGTCATTTATTCCACCACTATTTCAAAATCCCAATACGGAATAAAATAATTATCTTCAAAGCAAACGGCTGGACATCCTTCATGATAAAGTTTTTCTAAAGCTTCCTGATCTTCAATGTCGTCCAATCCGAGTGCAAAGCACACAATTTCCTCCTCCGTCATGCTGTGGTTCGTAACAACCGTTTTTCCAACTTGTTTTTTATTAACTAACATTTTATACATACTTATTCCTCCGTGTGTTATGTTTTCCTTGTTTCTGATATTATAATACACCTTTTTTAGTGTAGTGTCAATGCTTTTTTACATTATTTTTAAAGTATTTTATTTTTCTGTATCTTCTACATATTTTATTATGTTTCCCGGCTGCATATCCAATATATCGCAGATCTTTTCGAGTGTTTTAATCCCTACCATTTCGCCTTTTCGCAATGATTGGATTGCGCTTTCCCCAACGATCTGCTCTTTTCTTAGCCGTGTCGTGTTATATCCGCTTTCTTTCAGAGTTTCTAATACATTAATTTTATATTTAAGCATCTGCGCACCTCTCTTTCGTATTTATTATATACCTGAGACATTTTTATTTCAATTAATTTTACACCAAAAAAATACACAATTATTGCTGATATTTTTACACTTATTTTGGTGTATTTGTATATTGATATTACACTGTTTTTAGTGTATTATAATATTAACAAAGGAACAGGAAAACAGAAAGCGAGGAAAACGAAATGAAAAATTTAAGCGAATGTAAAGAATATTATAAAGATTTATACATGGATTGTTTGGAAAATGATTCATTTGAAAAAAGCATTTTTGAAAGCACTGAAAAAGCTCGATATGAAACATTCTGCGAAACATTAAAATTTATCTATGGTGCAGATTTTAAAAATATTATGCCGAACTGGTCAAATGATGCATTGAAAGAATTTTATTCGAGAAAATAGTCGAAACGCTCCGTCTGGAGCGTCCACCGTGGAACGGTCGCCCGGTGCTGATGATGGCAGACCAGAAAAATGAAAGTGAGGAAAAAAATTTATGAAACCAATAGAAAAAGTCGAGATTAAAAAGTTAAGCTTCCCGGTTGGCAATGTTTACAATTACAACGCTATGATTTTTAGAAGCGTTGACGGTGGGAAAACATTTATATATTGCGGATATGGTAAATATTTTACAACGCTTGAAGAAGCCGAAGCATATAAAACAGAAATTGAATTGAAATAGTCGAAACCGCCGGGCGGCGGTCTGCAGGAACTGCCCCACCTGCACCGATGAGACAGGGCGCACAATGAAAGGATGGTTGATTTTATGATTGAAAAAATAATGATACTACATGAATTGAAGCTTGCTGGTTTTGACATTTCTGAAAATCTTGAAAAAATGTATCAAAAATACGGAAAAGAAGAATTTCAAAGAGCAGCACGGATTAGCGGATACGGTTTTATTTTAAAATAATTAGGCAAGATCACCTTTACCGGGGTTCGATTCCCCGGATTGCCTTTACCCAGATCACCAAAAAAATTTAGAATGTGGAGGAATTGAAAGTATGAAAAAAGAAAAATTTGAATTATTTATCGGATGTCTTGGAAACGGGGCTACTGTATGCAATAAGGCAATTGAGGAAAACGGCGATTATAAAAAGGTAGCGCATATTGCGGAATGTGGGAAAATTACATGGTATGTAAACCCGGTTTCCTATGTTCCGGGCGATGCAATTCTAAAAATTGAACATTGTGCAAATGTGCAGCATAAAAAATGGGAAAAGTGGCTTGATTCTATGCCATATATAGAAAAATACGAGAAACTTCTTGAAGCTGTTCCTGTCGATGTAATATTATATGTCGTACATCTCGATTGTGACATATTTGGTAAAATCGAATGTTTGAAAAAAGTATGTTATGAAAAATCATACTTTTAGAGCCGCCGCAAATGATGACCGCCGGATCACTGCCGGCGGCTTTTTTGTGTACGGATTTTTATTTTTATATCCAGCATCTGCCTTGCATATTTTTCCAATAAAGACATTTTTATGCGTGCGTGCTATATTTTATCCTATGCGTGAGAAAAACTTGTATATGCGTGCCGTGCGTGCGTTATGCGTGCATTTTAAAATAATATGCGTGTGTCTATGCGTGAATCAAAGTATTATGCGTAGCTGTCCGTTGCTTTCTTCTTCGTACAAGCTCCGGCTGTTGAGCATCCTTAATGCCATTTTCTTTTTTCTGTAAAAATGCGTGCGAGAAATCGGCATAATCCCATAGCGTGCTTCCATTTTGTCATACGAGATATTATTTAAAATTGATTCTGCTATTTTATCGCCCAGATAATTGTCTATGCGTGTGCATATCTCTATCGTTTCCTCTCTGCTCATTTTAAACATCTCCCTATGCGTGACACTTAAGTTTCTTACAACATTATACCATATATCAGTTTATAAAAACACCATATATTATCGTATTCATGCAACATTATTACATTTTTACCGACATATTTCAGCCGGTAAGTGTTATTCAGTTTTTATGAATTTATATCAATTTCTTTCTTGGTTTTTTTAATACTTTTCGGTATGATCTCCTTCTACTAACAACCACTAATTCACTTTTATTTTCGTACAATATTAGCCAGCTGTCCGGTATAAGTCCTCTCGACTTCAAAAATATTCTTTCCTCCTTTGTCGGTTCTCTTCTTTTATAGTCTCTTTTTTTCATGTCTCCTCTCCTTTATTTTTCACTAACTGCTTGTCGTCAAACCATTTTATCGTGCCACCGCCAAACTTTACTTCCGGCTGTATGATAATGCTTTTTCCTATCTGTTTTACTTCACCGTTTTTTGTTGCAGTGAAAAAATGCAATGTTGTTTTATCCATGTTTTCAATACCTCCGTTAATGTTCAGTTTAAATCATCATTGGTAAGACCACTGTAATTGTGTTCCAGTTCCTTAATCTGACCATCAGTTAGACCAAAGATATTGATTAAAACATAACTGCATTCGTTTGCGTGACCTCTGTCATCTTCATTATGATAGTTTTCCCATCTTTTAAGCCACATAACATATCGCTGCTGATAAGCAAGACGTTCATTTTCCCAAACTTCTGTAATATTGCTCATTTGCTTTTTCTCCTTAAATTCTAATTTAACTATTTCACTTCCTGCTCAATATTTAAGTTTCTAAACATTGCGCACATCACGTCCACAACGATACTGTTTCCAAACTGCTTGTAAAGTTGCGTGTTGCTATTGACTGCTGCCATCTTGGAAATATCTTCATCGGATACTCCCATCAACCGTCCGCATTCTCTTGGTGTCAGCTTTCGGATACGGTATTTCGTGGCAATATGGCTATTTGCATACCCATGTGTGCCAGCTACAAGATTAGCAGATATACCATTGTCAGAGATTACTGTACCGCATTGCGAACCATCACTTGATATTTGACCGACTTTTTGGATATTGTTTTCAAGTAATAAATTGTCTTTTTGCACTGTTGTCAGCGTATTTGATATATTATCTTGCCTAGGCTCTAACTCTGTCATATTATGCCTACTCTCTTGTATCTGCTTGCTCTCATACGCTTTTCGTATCTGCTTTCCGTATTCTGTACGTTTAGGTGTCAATACTTGGCTTTCCATGACAAGGTTGTCCTTTTGCACACTTGTTAAGCAATTGCTCATGTCTTGTGTATTCGGCTCTAATCGTTGCTCTGTCGGACCTCCAACTGTCCTATCTGACGGATTATCGGGATTTCTGCCACGCATAGCAACTATCTGTTTATCATCAATCATCGGTTCTCTCATCCCCCCCTGCATAGTCGTAAGAGATGGAGAAATATAGTTTTTATCCCATACATTTCCAGCAAAGCCGGTTCCTCTATCGTCTCCGTACAAATTTCCTAATCTTCTTTGTTCCATTCAATCACTCCATTCATAGATTGATTGCCAAAACCTTTATAATCCCTCGCCATAAGAGTTGTTGCAATATCAATTTGTTTATCTAATGTTGCTCCTTGGCCTTTCAACAACACAGTTTCCGACCGACCTTTGATTGGATATTCCTCTGTCTTGTCTTGCTGTGATGCAGTTTGAAACAGTACATTCTTTTGGTTCGCGGATTGTTCCGTCAACGGCAAGTCTGCTCTGCTCGCAGGATTGTGTTGTGGTAATGTTCCGTTGTCAATCAACTGTTTTATCAGTTTGTCTGCCTTTTCATTGTTGATGTAATACTTCTCGTCCACATCATCTTCAAGGTAATCTTTTATCTTCTTTTTTAATGGTATCGGATGTGGGAAATGGTAGTTATATTCTCCAAAAAACGAAAACATGAAGCACCTTTCACGGTTCTGTGCAACTCCGTAGTTCTTTGCGTTCAAATCCTGCCAGTAGCTTACATATCCAAGGCTTGTCAAAAAATCAATCCAGTTCTGAAAATCTACCATGTTTGCATCGGCATGTACTTGCGGTACGTTCTCCATGAACAGAATCTGTGGTAACTCACCGCCATCATCTCTTATCTCTTTCAGAATACGTTCCACTTCCCACAAAAGACCGGACCGTGTTCCACTGCCTTTTTTCATGCCTGCTTGTTTTCCTGCAACCGATAAATCCGTACAAGGGAATGAATAGGTAAGTAAGTAAGTGAATACCTCTGTGTCGCAAATATTCAAATCTTCCGCATGAACCTTAGTTATATCCATTGTTGGAAAATTTGTTCCATGCACTGCGTTATAGCTTGCTATGGCATACTTATCAAATTCTACAACTCTATAATGATCAAATTTTGCACCAATTCTTTCCAGTGCCATTGCCTGTGAACCATATCCGGCAAACAGTTCAATTAATCGTATAGGTTTTGTAATCCGTATTGGTTCACGTATCATGTCAAAAATGCTTATCTGAATCATGGCATCACCCCGGGAATATCCTCAAAACTAATCTGATCATCTCTTTCAAAGACAATCATCTCATTTTTGGCTCTCTGATAAAAGTTGCGGTCAATCTCAAATCCGAATACACTTCTCCCGATCTCTGCGCCTGCTCTTAAGGTACTACCGCTACCACAGCAAGGATCAATAACCACATCACCTGGATCAGTAAATATCTCTATCAGCTTTTTCAGCAACGCTACTGGTTTTTGTGCTGGATGAATTTTCGGAATATCTTTTCCGTCTTTCTCCCAACTGAACCAGTTAAAAATCATTTTTCCAGTGCCCCGAATTGTCTTGCCGTTTTCATCAAATTGTGCACCATTTCTGAACTTCGGAAGCTTATCCCGATATAACACAAGAGCATATTCTGTCGCACCTACAACGCGCATATTCGCTTTAAGTACCTGCGGACTGTAATTTTTAACGAATATAAGTGGTATGTAGTGAATGAATCCATGCTTTCGTGCGGCATCAATCAGTGTCTGCATCTGCTCAAACGCACAGAACACGATCATGCATGGTGCGTCTGAACTTCTTCCACGGCTTCCTGCTTTCTTTGGCTCTTTCTTAAGCATTTTGCTACAAAAATGAAAATACTCATACAGATTAAAGTTAAAATCTGAATTAAACGCTGCTTTTCCTGCAAGCTTGCTTTCTCCATTCTTGTTATCTCCACCGTTGTACCACATCGGATTACTGCCGTAGAAGTTCTTGCCTACGTTGTACGGAACATCTGCAATAATCAATTGCGCTCTTGGTATTCCGTACTTTTTATAATTCTGCATTGAATCTCTGTAAATTTCGCATTTTGTTTTCTTCATTTCTTCTGAAAGGAACCCGGCGCGCCTTTTATCCGGATAGGTTCCGGCTCCTTTCTTTAATTTACTTCTGTGCTAAGTAGCACATAATCCCACAATCCGGGAAAATCTCTGTGTTCATGTTTCCTCTGTCCGGTTCCAGTTCATCCAGATATACCGGATTCCCTTTCCCGTCCTTAAGGATTGAATAACCAACTTCTCTTTCTAACTTCGCCCGACTTTCGAATACTTCCGGGAAATCTTTTCTTATCCGGTTCCAATATCCCATACCGCCCTTGACGCATCCGATACAGTTGTTGTTCGGATATCCAAGGTCATACATCAAAGGTCGGGCAAAATCAAAAGTCCGTTCAAACAATCCATGTACTTCTTCTTTTGAGAGGTTTTTGTCAATCAGTGGAAATTCGTGTTCCGCTTGCGGATTTGCTTCAATCGTCCTCTCTGCCCGGTTCTTTTCCTTTAGGTCAAATCCCCAAACATAGGTCAATTCACAGTCCTTATGCTACTCCTCCCACTCTTTTCTTACTCGTTTCTTTAGCCAGTTTGTGCAGGGTGCGAATCCATTTGCCGGATTTCTGAATCCTCCGAACGTCCTTACGCAATCCTCTACGCACCTGTACTCGCTTGATTTCAGTATCTGAATTTCTTTTCCGATTGCTTTCTCACAATCTTTAATAAATCTGACACTGTCCTCGTGTTGGTCTGCAATGTCAATGTAAATCCATTCGTCAACATCTCCTGCTAAATATCCAGCCATAAAGCTTGATATTCCTGCACTTACCCAACATACTTTAATTTTTTTCATGACAACCACTTAATATAAAATTACTCCTTTCTCATACCACCATCTTTTAAGATTTCATCTAAGCAGGCATTCCAACCTGCATCTTTGCCGTTAAAATAAGCCGTGTCTGAATCTGTCCCGTCAAAACAATCATTTTTAACTGCTTCTATCAAAAAAGAATCGCTTTCCTTTTTTCCCGGCAGTCCCCGGAGCGGACACAGATCATGCCGTTTCTGTGTGAATGTGCTTTGTGATAATTTCGAAGCACCATTGTTTAACACATTCATGAGCTGGCACTTTTTAATTCCTTGAAATTCGTACATGAATTTACACTTACTGCACGATTCCGGCATATCCATTACCAATACTGCTTTTGACATATCCTTCACACTCCTTTCGGTTTCTCGCACCGCTCAAATTCAATTACCCACACCCACGGATTCGCATCCCAACCGTAGCGGTCAATGTCGGATTTCTTGATGGTGGAATCCCATATCTGCATAAATTCGACCACTGGCGGCTCGATCCATCCCGTGTTCATGCAATCTGTACATCCATGCTCCCCGATTGCTACATGATCGCATCTTATTCCTTGTGCTCCTTCTCGAAGCGCTCCTTCATTTGTAATCTCATGCAACCGCTCCACCCTCACATCCGTAACCTTAAGCCAGATACGTGTGGCTTCTTTCGGCATGTGGATGGATGGATGCCATTTGAAATTTCCACTTTCAGAAGCTTTATAAAAATATCTGCCCGGTGTAGAAGCATGAGTAAATTGTCTATCATCGCACCATGTCTCCCGAACATACAGGATATCTCCCGGTGCATACCTATACGGCGGCTTAACGTATTGAATAGAGCCACCATATTCATCAATGCCAAATCCAAAGTATCCTACCACTTTCTTTTCTGTACTGTCGGTAACAAAACCGAACGGAAATGTATGCTTTTCATTTGGTTGAGGCTTTATCACACGTCTGGTGCAGGTCTTCCGTCCGTCCAGAATCGCACGAACCATCTCTGTATTGAATAAAATCGGTTTAATTGACATCTACTCCACCGCCTTTCACGATCTCGATTGCACCTTCTAAAACTTCAACTGCTTTCCTTTGCTGAAATTCTTCTGTTATAGTTCCATTTTTCTTTTCATACTTAATACCACGCTTGTGTGTCTGGATTTTCTTTTCCAACTGCGCTACAACCTTATCCGTGTCATAGGCAGTTGGAATATTGTTAATCACATCTTTTACTGCATCATAATCTTTCATGCTTTCAAGACGTCCACTTAAGTTGTCTAAAACCAACCCAGCATCAATCAGTCTCATCGTTCGCCCTCCTGTTCCAATCTGTAGTTGCTTTCGTTCGCTCGTCTTTCCCTGTTCTGATGCCTCCGTCCTGATCCATGTACATCTCACATTCATAGCTTTTTGGAAGTTCTGTTCCGCATTTCATACATTTGATTTTGAATATTACTCCAATAGCCGAATGTGATGACTTATTTGTAATGGTTAAGAACATTGCTTTTCCGCCACAGAACGGGCATGGCTTAAGGCTTTCACTCATTCTTCATCACCCCAATCCAATTTCTGACCACACCACCGGCAGTATTCGTCTCCATAACATACATTGCTTCCGCAATTCTTACATTCGTATCCCGTGCCTCCAAAGATTCCAAGTACCGCAGTAGGCTTTTCATCCGTCTGCTTCTCCATCGCCGCCCGGAATTCTTCCGGTGTGCCGATTGATTCATACTCTGCGCATTCTTCCAAGGCTTTTCCAATCGTTCCATGCTTTTTAACAAGCCAAACATACTTCATAGCTTCTTTTAATTCTTCCAGTGTACCAATCGCACGGTACTGCTGTACTTCTTCAAGCGCATTGATTGCCGTCTGCTTAGCTTTTATCGCCAAATCCCCATGTGCTTCAATCATATTTAAAACATTAATTGCTTCACTCTCCGTCATGGCTACACCTCCAACAGCTCAGGATTATCAATCATGTTGCCAATCACTTCAAAATTCTCTGAATCAAAATCATCCAGTTCCTCGTAGTAATCACAGCCCGGCTCATTCGTACACCATCCGTTTTCGTTCCACAAGACACGCTTTCTCGTTTCATATTCTGGAAACTCATCATCAATATGCCCTGAAAGTATATCATTCTCCCAAATCAACTTTCCATTCTTGTCCTTACGTCCGGTGCACTGGCAGATGGTGGATGGGTCTACTTCATGCATGCCAACTTCATTCCCATATTGTCCAACGCAAACATCATTGATTTTGTAAACAGAATGTACTAAATCGCCTTCCACCCATTTTCCGTTATCGATCCGCTTTCCACGGAATAAAAATCTATCTTCCATCACGCTTCACCTTTCTTCCTTTTATCTGCTCCAACATAATCCTCGATACCTCTGGAAGTCTTAAACTTTCCATGCATCCATTATGCAGACCGCTTTCCTCATTCCACTTTGCAACAGGGCATTTCTTGCAGAGAGTGTTTGTACAGAACTCTCCGATCTGCCGTATAGTCAGTTCCTTATTTGTTATGTGCGCCATTTCCCTTCCCCCATTTCTTTCAGCTTGGCTTCGGCTTCCTCTCTGGTAAGAAATACTGTTTTACCGAATTCCCATTCGACATAATTTCTGAACTCATCATTGCTTTGACATTTTGCATTAATTATCTTCTCGCCTTTTATACAAAATATTGAAATTTCATTTACTGTAAGTCTGATAAATTTCCCCATTGACATTCCGTATACTGTATCTCCCACCTTGCAAGGTAGCTTAACAAGTCTGCCTTGTTCCTCAGCATCCTCATAGTCTTTTAACTTCCGATATACGGCATCTATTTCCTCGCAATCCGGTTCACATGCCCTTTCCCACAGTTCATCATCAATCCATGATGGATTCCTTTCTGTTAATCTTTCCATGTTGCTTCCTCGCTTTCTGCTTTTCCTTTTCCTCACATGGCTTACAAAGCCTACTACACCAACCGCATGGTGTTATGTATGGACATTCTTCTCCAAGTCTCATGCTATTCCTCACTTTCTTCGCTAAGGTTCGTGAACTGGAACACTAACCGGTTTAATATATGTGTAAATCCAAGTATGTCAATTTTATCATCTCCGGTAATCCTTTTATATAAAATGAAAAATGCCTGAATGATTGCAAAAAAATCATCTGTAAGTTCCTCATTAGAAAGTTCCAGCTTTTCGATGACAGCACTTTCTCTTTCATCTTCATCTTTGTAGCAATCTTGTAATGCTGTTAAAAAATGTAAAATTTTAATATCGTGTTTTTTCATATTTTTCCTCACTTTCTGCCCGAAGCCACTTTAATAAGCACTCGTAGCAATTATAATTATCATCTTTGTCGCACCCATTTTCATTCGGGCACATCATATTGACTGCCAACTCCTCATCCGTCATGCTCCGGATCCGGTCTGCATTGGTCTGTAGCTTCTTCTGGTCTCTAAGAAACGCACCAATTACAGGCATATCCCTGTCTGCAAAAGATAAATACTCACTGCTTTTCCCGGAATAAATAATCAGTGGATTTTGTTTTCCGGCTTTACTGGCTCTTAATACCTCATAAGGGTTATTGGACAGTGAGAGCAGTTCCCAACCATCCTTAACCAGCCATTTTTTCAAATCTTCCAGTTTTCTGATATGTAATACATTTCTTTTTCCCATCATTATTCCTCACTTTCTTGTAAATGGAATTGGATACCCGTCCGGCAATGCATTAATAATCTTTTTTAATGCCCCATACCCTGCTTTCTGCATATTTACATATATATTGCTTTTGCACATGTTTAGCTCTCCGATATTGTTTTCGATACTATTATTAATCTGGTTTCTCATATCTGGTGTGAGCGGTTTATAAATCGTGTCACTCATTTTAATTACCTCCTAAATCCATTGTTTTAACAGATATCCCTTTAAATTTCCCGGTGCGACAATATTCCGCAGTATCAAAAACATAATGCATCCATCATCTTTTCCGGTATCGTCACTTCCTGCAAGTGCTATGCTTACACCGTTTCTTATCAGTGTATTTTTTTAAAACATCAGTACCGCTTGTATCTCCTGCTTGGTCTCCTCTGTCATTTCAACTGCTCCCTCCCGAATTTATTACTTTTTCAATGATTTCTTCCCGTAACTGCTCTGCTATATGGTCCCGAACCGATTCCTCTGGGAATGCGATCTGATACGTCCGTTCCTTGATGCGGTTCGTGATCCGGTCATCATACTGCAACGTCTCCAACGGATCATTGCTCGTAAAAATAGTCACTTTTCGGTTTATGTAACGCTCATTGATGATTTGATACATCTTGTCGTTGATCCAGTCCGCTGGTCTCTCCACTCCGAAATCATCAATCACAAGGATGTCTGTGGTGTAGAGCGCGTCCAAAAGCTGATTCTCACTGCATTCTGTATCTCTCCGCCATGTATTCTTAATCTCTTGCAGGATGGTCAGTGACACTGCAAACTTCACTGCATAGTTTTTCATCAGCTCATTTGCAATCCCGGCAGCGATCCTCGTCTTACCGCTTCCCTTTGTCCTCGACCAGATATACAATCCCATGCCTCTTTCCTTCTGGCTCTCGAAATCATCCAGATAGGTTTTTATGATTTTACAGGCATCTGACACCATCTTTTTACTTTCCTGCTTCCTGTACATATCCATCCGAAACGATCTCAGATCCATCCCACGAAATGCCTCCGGTATATCAGCGAATCGCAACCGCCTTGACATGACCGCTTTCTCACGGCATTTACACGGTACTGCTATTTCAACTCCGTCTTTTATTTTCAAAATCCACTCCCGACCTTCGCAAATTGGACACACATCAGAATCCTTGGAAGTCTCCGGTGTCTCCGCATTCCTGCATAAGTTCGTTGAGTGATTTTTCATGCGTTCCAGTATCTCTTCCAACTGATCCATCGTTCTCTCCTTTCAGATACTGCATAAACAAATTTTCTTTCAAAAAATTCTCTGCATTTTTAATATAACGATCAGGTGTCCTTTTCTTTTGACAATCAACAGCGTAATTTTGTGCAGCCACTATCAGATCATCTTCCGGTACACCAGCCAGTACCACATTGCAGTATTCTGTTTCAACAAGACAGCCAGTGCACCGTTTCGGATAGGCTGCAACAAACTCTGCATACCGTTCCACGGGGGATATAGGGGGTGTATTTTGTTTATGTTTATGTCTTTGTTTATTAATAGGTTCACTTTGTGGTTCAAACTGTGGTGCAATTTGTAGTTCACTTTGTGGTTCAAACTGTGGTTCATTTTTACTGTAATTTTGAACCACAAGACTATTTATTTTATAGTGTGCTGCAAGATTCCCACCGCGCGATTTCCATTCGATGAACCCATCTGTAGCAAGCTTGTTTCTCGCTCTCTTTAACGCTGATGCATTTAATCCAGACCGAAGTCCAAGGACTGACGAGGCTACCGTAAACGTATCTGGCCACCCTGCTTTATTCGCTATGGACATTAACGCATGCCATAAGGCGATTGCAGTGTTGGGCTGCGGGTTTAGTTCGAGCCTGTCGTAAAATGCTTTTATCTCAGCTAAATAGTTCAAGTTTCCACCTCCCGAATCCGAACTTCAATCCGTGGATTTTCAGCATCTATACGAAATTCATCAGAGAATCCACAGATCTGCTCCCAGCCATCATTTTTTAATACATGGCAGTTAACTAATGCATCCTGGATCACTTTTCTGCCGAATGACGATATATTGTCCAAATCACGCCTTTTATTCTTTTCCACCCACAGATATTCCATAAATACTTTTTTATTGATATTTACGTCTCTCAGGCACTTTCTAATGTACACAGAAACAATAGCTTCATTCTGCTTTTTCATCTCTCCGCCTTTATATCTGCTTGCCTTATCCGCACGGATAAAATCATTCAAGTTATCCAGTCGTCCCGGTATTATCAGTAGGTACTCCAACTTCTCGCCACCTTTCAAATGTCATTTTCATATTTAAACGTTTTTTCAGTATCGCTCTTGCACGGTGCAGCTCTTTTGAAAGATATTCATCCAGTTCTTTTTCATCTACTGGATTTCCCGGAACTGGTCTGTAATATCCATTTCCAACATTGATAATGCAGTCATCCTTTGTATTTGCTGTCTCTATCTGCTTTCTCAGCTTTCTATCTTCAAATGGATTATAAAGTCTCGGTAATGGTTTCAAATGTCCGCAGGGAATGTCATTTATTGTTTTCATTTATCCCCTTTCCTCTCCGGGACTAACCCCGGAGATAATAACCAGCTTCCAATAATTCGTGATATATTATTTTCTGCATGAATAGGTTTCTTTCTGCCATTTGGCAAGGTGTTTCAACCCTATAAATCCTTTACAACAATTCCATAGACCTTATACATCTCTCTGAACCGGATCACTCCAAGGCTGTGTGCCAGTGTGTGGTGTTCTCTGCACAAACAGATTTTTTTATAACTGGAATCATCTACTTTTGTCCTGTCATTACCCATTCCGATTGCATCCTCATGATGAATCTCTCCATCTTTTCCGCAGATTGCACATTTTTTGTGTAACAGGCAGTAGTAAAGATATCTTCCTATGTCATCTGTACGTTCTATTGCATTGTCAGAAAGCGGTATTCCGTTCTCTAGAGCAAATTCCAGTATCGTGTTGATAAATTCCCTCGCTGTGTCCATAGAACAGTTGGAAAGACTGAAATACGCATCACCGGTACGCATCATATGCTGATACTTCAATATCTCTTTCATTTCTTCTGGAAGATATCCTGTCCAATCTGAAATGTCTCTGATAGTTGCATATGCTTTTTTTCTCTGCTCTGCTGATATGTGCCTGCCATCATCAAACCTGATCTCGGCATTTCTAATTTTCTTTCTTTGGAACATGTCCCCAAGCTTCAGATCTGGAACAGATACAACCAAGTCTGTTCCGTCTTTCTGCTCTCGGTATTGGTTAATCTTTACAAGTGCGTGCATTAGTTATCAACATCCTTTTTTCTGACATCATAAAGAAATACTCTGCGTTTCAACGATTCATTTCTAATGGATAATGCAACGATCTCACCATCTTTAATAATAATTTGTTCAACCTTGAACTTATCGTATGTGCTCCACTTATTATTTTTTTGTATAAGTGCAACATCCTTTGCAGGGATCCATATATATGGTGCAGTGTAAAGTTCTCTTCCAATTCCCCAGTTAAAGCAAGCACGCTTGAAAGAATCCGATGCCTGTCCTTTTTCTTTTTCCGTATATGATTCAGTTCCTACATCCTGCTTCCATACCCAATGATCGCCGTCTTCTGCCGGAAAATTAATACCTACATTGCAAAAGAGATTTCCATTAATTAACTCATGTTTTCTCTGCCATCTCTCTGATCCTACAGATTCGTCCAGAATGCGCATATCACATCTGGCATCTTTATAAAGTAAAAGGCTGCAACCTTTCTCATTTACGGTCGCCACTCTGGCATCAATCTCTTTTTCTGTTAAAGCTCTAAATTCCATTATTTCTCCTCCACAATTCTGCTTGCCCACATGTCAGCAAAATGTAACAACAGATACAATGGCGTTTCTTTACCGGAAATATCATATTTAAACGATCCATACAGTCCATTATGCCAAAGGATAGCCTGCTCTTCTTCCTCTGTAAGCTTGATGTATCTTTCAGCAATTGCAATACTTCTCACTTCATGTGGAATATACAGAAGTTCTTTATTTATCTCATATGGTTTTGCTTCTGACTGTACCAATGGATATTCTCCATTTTCATCCTTTTTCCGGCTCTTGATCATATTAGGTACATAGTTTGGTTTTCCATAATCTCCCATCTTTCCAAGATCATGCAGCAAAGCACAAATGATAATGGCATTCTGTGTTTCATCCGGTAAAACTTCCGATCCTTCCGCCAATAAAAATGACATATCATGCATGATTCCGAGGACATTCCAACTATGTTCTGCTAAACCGCCCTCTTTTGCCAAATGGTTAGAACCCGAACACGGAGCCGCAAAAAATCCATCATTTTTCATGGCTGCAATTAAATCTTTCATTCCATCTCTTTCAGTGGACATAAGTTTTTCCACAATTAAATTTTCAAATTCTTCCATCTTTCTTTTATCCTCTCTTCCTCTGATTCAATATCTGCCAGCTCTTCACGTCTGGCTTGTTTCTCATATAATCTGTGGCGGCGTTCTCTGTCCCTCTCGTACTCTTCGAGCATATCGAGACTGTCCGGTATGTAATCACTGTACATTTTCCACCTCCACGGAATTAAACACGGTACCTGACCATTTCCTCTTTCTGGTCGTCTCCAATAATGATTTCCAGAACATTTTTGTCTAAGGTAAATATTCCACGAATATCTCCGTCTGCCGTAAGTCTTACACTTCCATCTTCCAGACCAAGGTTTTCAAGTAATGCCGATAAATCCTTAAGTCCGTCAATTAACTTTCCGGCATCCGTTCTGCATAATCTAGTTGCTGCCATTTAAAAATTCCTCCATTTCCATCTGTCTGAAATATGTAGATAAAACCATGTATCTGACAGCTTTCTCACGCTGTTGATTCATGTACTGCTCGTCCCGGCATTCTTCACACATGTTTCCTTCACCGGGATCCAAACTGCATCCACAAATTCTGCATTTTCTGTAAATCATAAAATCACGCTTTCCAAAAATTTAACTATGTGTTACAATAAACGCAGAAATACTTTTGTATTCCTACGTTTAAATAGCACCTGCGTTCGCCAAAACATTCAGGGTGCTATTTTTTTGTCCTCAAATTCCCCAAGGAACTCAACATCAGCGTCAAGCTTGTCCTTCCGGCGGATCATGTAAAAGTCTGCTTTCCGCTTTTCTTCCCGGCGTTTCTCCACATCAATGATAACAACTCCAATAAGTGCAATCACCGCACCGAGTGCCATTTCAATCAGCAAAAAAACATAATACATTCCATCCGCATCGAGCATTCCGCCAAGAAACAGGATTCCAAGACCTACCGCTATAAAAACTTTACCGATCTGTTTCATTCTTCATCTCCGCTCTGATATCCAATAGGAATCCCCATTGTCTTCTGCACCATTTCAATACTGTCAATCGAAACTTGCACTTGCGTGTATGGATCATGATTTTTTTCGAGCCAATCAATAATTGGCTGACATGATTTTTTTAACATCTCTGCTTCATCCATTTTTTTCTTCTTTTGAAAACTCTTCGATTTTTCTCATGAAACCCTGTTTCTCATCTCTACTTGTACTTCCTTCCAGCGGAATCCGTTCTGTCATTATAAGAAGCCTTGCATTATTGAGTTTATCCTTGTGGTCGTGGACAAACTCTACTTTTACAACTCCATCTCCATATAACCTTCCGTTAACCATGATGTCTGTTGTTCTTCCATTTGAAATGATTATTACTTTCTGATTTTCCATTTGCTATCTCCCTTCTTTAATTGGTACAAATTTTCCTTTCCAGATACAATTTCGCTCAATGACATATAGTCGTTTTCCTCTCTACGTAAAACTCAAATGTATTTTTCATGATGCATTGTCCTTAACCACAAGCTTAATTCCTTCCTGTCTTTCGTAAATCTCTAACAGAATGTCCATAATCTTGGATTTCCTCTCTGGTGTAATTTCCATGTCTGCTTTGTTCATAGGAATCTCCTTTCTCATTATTTAACGCTCCCACACATGGCAATCTGCTTGTCAACTTCCGACTGTTTCTTTGAAATTGCCATACCATCCGCAACACCGAGAATATAGTTGAAGTTTTCTTTGTCCAGCTGCGATACTGTTTCAGCTAGTCTTGTAAGGGATTCTTTCTGTTTTTCGCTCATCTGCTCACTTCCTTTCTTGTTTTGTACTTTGTACATTATTAATATAGCACTATGTACATATTTTTGTCAATACTATTTTTTGTACAAAGTACAATTTTTTTATTTACTTTTTTAACATGTTGTAGTATATTATTAATAGGAGGTGAGAAAATGCAGAACCGATTAAAGCAAATAAGAAAAAAATTAGGTTGCAACCAGAATGAATTTGCAGAAAAACTCGGTATATCAGTTTCCAATATATCTAGCTATGAAGCAGGAAGAAGAAATCCGTCTGATGCTGTTATAAATCTGATATGCGAAAAATTTAGCGTCAATAAGGAATGGCTAGAGACCGGAAACGGCGAAATGTTCATTCAAAAGACCGAGAATGAAAAGATAGCTGAATTTCTTGCAGATGTACTGAAAGCCGGGGAAAAAGACCAGCGTTACAGATTCATAGCCGCTATCTCAGAACTGGATGAAAACGACTGGAACACAATCCAGAAGCTGGCAGAAAAGCTTGTAAAGAAGTAAAAAGAAAGACAAGGGCAATGCGCAAACCCTTGTCTTTTTCTT